TCACCTGCTCCTTGGTCAGGTCGGCATAGGGGATCAGGTTCTCAGGGCGCTCAAAACCGATGGAGCCATAGGCGCCAGCGGAGTAAGTGCCGTCGTGCGCATCGACGGTGTAGTGGGCGGTATAGATATAGCCATCGGCGGTCTCCCGCTCAAGATTGGCGATGTTCCAGGTGACGGTGAGATCGGACATTGGCTTGGTGGTGTTGGGTGAAATGTACGGGTTTTGGGGGGTTGGGGCTAACTCCCCGGTGAGTAGTGACGTGGACTAGGAACTCCTAATTGGGAGCAAACTAGGAGGTGGGTAGTGAAGGGGACTAATCAGCAAGCCATGAGAACGCAAGGCACGCAGTAGCTGCCGTCGTCGTAGGTGCAGGTGACGTTGGTGCTGGTGACCTTGGCGATGGTTTTACTGCGGATGATGTCGTCGCCCTGGGGCTTGGCGGTGCCATCACCAGCGGACATCAGCAGGTCGCCGCGCTCGACGGTCACGCCAGCAGCAATACGGATCACCATGTCTCCGGTCATCCCAACAAAGAAGTCCAGCGGACCGTCATCATTGAATGAAGTGGAGACAAATACGCCAGCCACGTTTTTGTCGCCTTCAACGTCGCTGATCTTGGTTTTGTTGAGCTGCTCGTTATCTTCATCTCCCCATTCGCACATCTCATCAAGGTTGCTCATTACAGTACCTTTGAGAATCGTCGATGGGTCTTCGTTATTCGGAAGCTGGGACCAACGAGCGAGGTGGCCACCTCCATAAGTAACAGTTGTCCCGGATACGGAGATAACACCTTCTTGCGCACCTGCCTGCAGAAAGTTAATTAGATCTCCATCTGCTGCGGTTCTATCAATAACAATGCCTGTACCCCCGGCGCCAGTCGCATCAATCCAAATACCATCGCCGACAGAGCTAATCCCTAATGTTTCATTGCCATTGCCTGGAGAGCCTGTTGTGTTTATCAAAAGACGCCCGGAGCTATCAATCGTCATCCGCGGTGTAGGAGAAGACGCCCCATCCGCAGTAGTGGAGAACGATAGTGCCCCTGGAAGATCACTTGTAGACGAAACAGTTCCGTCCACAAAAGATACAATTTTGGCAAATGTATTGCCGGCATTATCAGTAAAAGCAATCTGGCCAACAGTATCTGTGTTGACCAGTGCTGTTGCAGCTTTGCCACGAGCAATACTTAAAATACCTTCGCCTGTCGTGCTGCCTGCGTAACCTTGAACAACTGCAAGTGCATATTGCCCAAGACCTGCGCTAGGGCTAGAAGACGTGCCCACTAGGAGTCTTCCCTGCTGATCGCAACGCAGGAACTCAGAGGATGGCCCACTGACCTTCAGCGGAGTTATAGCTGCCGCCGCTTTGATTGTTACTGTTGAGTCAGGGGAAGTATCCCCCACGCCCACGAGCCCTGCCGAGGTGAGCGTTATCCGTTCAGTGCTAGCAGAAAGATCAAAAACCCCTAGTTGACCAGATCCACCGTTATAGATGGCATAATTCTTAACCGTTCCATCTAGATCCACAGACGCAGATTTGCTGCCATCGCCAATCGCCAAAGATGTTGTTCCTGCATCGCGCTGGGGTGTTGAGTCAGCAATACCAACATTCCCACTCGCATCAACAAACAACCTGCCAGACCCACCAGTGCTGATGGCTAATGACCCTGAGGCGTTGTAAATGCCTGTGGTTGGTGCGCTAGTCGGCAGATTGCTCTGGTCTTCACGCAGCAGTGGCCGACCGCCTGCCGTGGCGCCGTCATGCACCACCAATGTCCGCTTTGTGGTGTCAACCGTCAGCTCACCGTTGGCACCCGTGAAGGTGCTGTGCTCAGCAGTAGTGCCGCGACGGTTCTGTACTTGGGTGGCCATTAGGTGAGGGCGCCATAGTCCAACGTCCCGCTGGCGCTACCTGTGATCAGCCCATAGTCTTGGTTCGCAAAAGCGATCCGTACGATCTCATCACTGCCCTGATTGCGCTTCATGTAGATGGCGCCGTCATAGACATTGACGCCAAGCTCGCGCAACTCCAGATCGCTGGTGGTTGGCACCTTGCCAGCAACTGCAGAACTCTTGAGCTTGATCGTGTTAGCCATGTGGCCGTCCAGGTGGCTATCTAGCCGGACTGCCTAAGTTGCCGGCCACAGATCAATAAAAACCGCCGTCGATCTCGGAGCTGGGGCTCAGGTAATCCGTGCCTGCAACAGCAGCGCTGAAGGCACTGGTGCCGTTGGCCTTGACCAAACCCGTCAACGTCGTGACGCCAGTGCCGCCGTAAGCCACGCCAATGGTGTTGGCATTCCAGGTGCCGCTTGTCAGCGTGCCCACGCTGGTGAGGCTGGAGCCGGTGACGCCAGTGCCGAGGCTGCTGCCACTAAGCACCGTGGTGCCGTTGACCCGGTAGACCTTGCCGCTGGCAACGTCAAAGTCCTCGCTGGATGTCCAGCTGTCGGTGGCATTGCTCCAGCTGAAGGTCTTATCGGTCGCACCCTTCAGCGTGATGCCACCACCATCGGCTGTGTTGTCTGTCGGGCTGGCAACATCCCCAAGAACGATGTTCTTGTCATCCACCGCCAGCGTGGTGCTGTTGATGGTAGTCGTCGTGCCGTTGACCGTCAGATCACCTGTGACGGTCAGGTTGTTGCTGAAGGTGGTGTTGCCGCTCAGCGTGGCACCGCTGAGGTTGACGGTGCCAGTAAACGTCTTATTGCCGCTGATCGTTTGAGCGGTGTCCAGCGTGACGAAGGCACCGGCACCGCCGATCTTGATGATGCTGGTGGCACTACCACCTGCACCACCAGTTCCTGTGCCGTAATGCAGAACCGCATTGCCTTCCGAAAAAGCAAGCTCCGCATTGGCAAGGCTCGCGGGTGCGCTGCTACCCGTAGAGCGCTTGATGCGGATGGTGTTAGGCACGGCTAACGGCGAGACACTGCGTTGCGTCTAGGTTTCCGGCAGCTGATCAGAAATTGCCGCCGTCAGTCAGTGTGACCACCGTGTTGATGTCATTCCCCAGCCATTTGCCGCTGGTGGTGTCGTAATACAGAACGCTGCTGGCGACCTTGCCGGTCACATCAACATCAACAAGATCGGCAAGTGTCAGCACCTCGCTAACCGGTGGCCCTTGAGGACCAGCTGTTTGCACCTCAACCGTCAGCGGTGCAGTGGGCGAGATGACCTCAATGGTCTGTTCCGCTACTTCGGTGACAAGCACCTGACCGGTGCTGCTGACTTCAACGCTGTTTGACATCACGCTGGTGCGGTATAGCCCTGAGAGGGCCTGACAATCCCCTCTAGGTAATACTCGCGCAGGCCGCTGGCATTGATCAGCATCACGTCATACCGGCATTCGTCCGGCAGGGTTGCCGTGATCGTGTACGGCAGGGTCAGCGTCACGCTGCCTGTTGCAGCAGCTGTGACGGTCACGGTGAAGTCGCCGTACTTAGTGGTGCGCGTCTTGTCCCACACCTGGGCCAACACCGTCCAGCCGGTGATGTTGATGCCGTTGCCAGCGCTGTCTTTGAACTGCACCGCCAGCGGATAGTCAGCCCGACGCTGCGGGCGGATGTTGTAGCTCGCTGGTGTGATCGCCATACCCAAGGTTTCCGGCGCTATGCCTCTGGATTGGTCTGGATGTCAACGCGCATCTGCGATCTCGGCCCCACACCACGGGGCACGTTGATCAGCACCGCATTGCTGCCGGGGTATTCCGCAATCAGCACACCACCCACCTCCTGCAGGCTGGTGTCACCGCTCCAGTCCACCAGATACAGCGTCCAGCGGCTGAAGGCTTGCTCACGTTGGTACTGGCGCACGGGCACCAGCTCAGGCTCCCGCAGGATCACCACTTCCATGCCGGTGACAGTGGTGTTGGGCGGCAGGCTCTCACCCGCAGCTCGCACGGAGATCGCTGGCGTCTTGGCGCCATTGGCCAGGGTGTAGTCGCCCAAGTAGTTGACCAGGACGGTCTCTAGCTCGGTGCGGAGGGTGAGCACGTCCATGGGCCTAGATTTCCGCCGCGACAAGGAGACAGCCTGCCTCGATCCAGCCGAAACCAGGGCGTTCCGGCAGCTTGAAGGCATTGCTCAACAGTGGCTTGTCCAGGTCTCTCAGGACGATGGTGCCGCTGATCCGCCCACGAACAAGCACCAATCCGCCGCGCACGTTGCTGCCTTCCCACTTGGGTGCCAGCACCCACACCGCATCGTCGTCACTGCGCAGCGCTCGGGGACTGGGCACCTTGGTGCCGTCCTTCACGCTGGCCAGGACCTGCGGCCAGCAGGTGATCAACAGCGGTGGTGCCTTGTCCTCGTGGCGCAGCTCTAGGGCTACAGCTGCAACCTCAGGGGTCAGCACGCTGTCGTCCTTGCGCTCGTCGGCAAACAGGGTGAAGTCCTGCAAGCTGAAGGGCTTGCCTTTCTTGGGGTCACGGTTGACGTTGGCCAGTAGTGCCGCCAGCTGAGCGACGGGCAGCTCTTGCAGCTGCACCTGCTCGCGGCGGATCCGCTGCAGTTCCTTCCATGCCCGCAACACAACGCTGCGCAGCTCGCGTTGGTAGCTGGTGCGGGGGAACTGGCCGGGGTAGCCGTGCGCTAGGTCGTAGAAGATCGCCGCCCAGTCCGTTTCGCCCCGGCGCCATCCGCCGGCAGCGGCTTTCCCAACTCGTCCTCAGTCGGTGGCTCGTTCGGCATCGCCTCGGCCTCCTGTTCCTCCTGCGCCAACGCCCAGATCGCGTTGAACAGGGCGCGGTGCATCTGGCGGGTGTCCTCTACTCCCCAGTCGCTGAGGCTGCAGCGGCAGCGGATCAAGGCCGTGACAGTGGCCTCCATGTTGCGCTGACCGGCACTGGCGTACACCCGAGCCACCTGCTCGATCTGGACGGCATGGCGGGTGCGGATTGCTTCGGCATCAGCCTCCAGGGCTTTGCCGCTGATCGCGCTTTCGATGATGCTGAACGCCTCAGAGATGCTGATCTCTTCTGCCTTGGCAATAGCGTCCGCAATCTGCGCACCTTTGACAAAGGCGCTCTGCTCTGCAGCAAGTAGTTCACTCACCACGGCTGACTCACCCACTGTCAGACCGCCTAGCACCGGCATTTCCAGAATGCCGCTGGCTGGCGTTCCAAGCCTGCGCAGTGTTGGTGCCTCTGGCGCCTGAACAAAAGGCAGAGTTGGCATAGGGCTAGCGGCGTTTCTGTTGATGCAACCGTAGCTGCATCTCCTTTTCACGTTTCTGACGTTGCTCGCGGTTGTACTTGGTCAGCGCTGCCATTTGCTGCTTGAGCTGAGCCAGCGCATTGTTGGCGGTGTTGTTCATGGCTTGAGATCAGCAGTTTTGAAGCCCAGCGCTTTCAGCTGCTGAGCGCAGTAGTCAGGCTGATCCCAGTCCCAGCCGTACACCACCTCGTAGTCATAGGAACCATTGAGCGCCACGTCGTATTTGCGATCACGCCTGAAATCGGATTCATCAACCGGGGTGTCAATATCTACTGGGGCAGTTGTGGTCTGATCAAATCCCACAGACTGCTGCTCGCTGCAGCTAGAAGCAAAAACGCAGGGTGCCAAGTAGCGCTTGGGCGCTCTGCTGAAGTAGGTGCTGCGCATGTGCGCGTAGGTCCGCGCTGACGCCACCGACAGGTTCATGGCCGACCGCATGAACGTGTAGACCGCCGGCGTAAAGAACGACCCATCGTGAACGTCCGTGTTGAGGTAGCCCAAGCCAAACTGCTTGGCTAGTACGTCATTTCTGGCGTTGACTTCGATGTAGTTGCCGTGCAGTGACGCTTGCCGCTGCTTGCTGATGTTGACCACCGGAATACTGCTGTAGCCGTAGGTGACCGGGCCGTTGTAGTTGCTTGGCTCGGTTGAGCCAGCCACGTCCGCAAACTCAAAGCGGGTAAAGACCGCTGAAGTCAGCTGCTCTTCTGTGTCGTTCACCTCAAGCGGTGGGTGCAACGCTCGCATGGCGTTTTCAAACTGCTGAGGCACCTCAAGCTGCCGCACAGAATCTTGATTCACGTAAAACGCCAACACTTGATAACGCTGGCGCTGCTCAATGTTGTCAAAGGTGTCAACTTCTTCAAAGGTGCTCTCCCGGTCGTAGTAGGTGCCCGGCATCGAACTGCAGCCGGAGTTGGTTTCACGCGGGTTGGTGGATACGCGATCTGCACGACCCAACCGCTCGAACACTGTCAGAACCTTGAGCTTGCTATAGAGGTAGACAAAGATGCAGCCTTTGTTGCCGACAGGCATCAAGTAAGCATGTGAGTCATCAAAGCTTTGCGTAACAACCCTTGGCGTGGTGTACTCAGTCCAAGATGTTGTTGGCGCGGTGCCTGGCCCTGTTTGGAAGGTGTAGCCGCATGGGTACTCGGTGCGCCAGCTGTTGCCGAAAAAGTCAGGTGAGGCGTAGGTGATCAAGAAGCCCAGAACGGACTCTGGGCCGCTGCTGGTATCGGTAGATGGGGGGAGATTGGTGGCGGCCGCACCGCTGGGCTCCAACAGATCGACCTGCACCTTCTGCTGCAGCCCAGGTGGCCCGACCTGCAGGCGCAGCGTGGCTGAAGGTGTGCCAGGGATCAGCTGGGTGGTGTATTCCACGCCCATGGTGCTGCCGAGCATCAAGCGCTGAGCAGCCGGTCGCCGATCATCAAACGGCACTTCACGCCTTGCACCTGTGGCCTCACGGGTGCTGGCAGGTTCAACTGTTACCGCTTGTGGTGCAGCAGGTCGCTGCAGCGCTTCTTCGCGTTGCTGACGTTCGCTGCGGTTCTGCTCGGTGGCTTGACGACTTTGGTTTTTCAGGCGTTGGAGCGTGACATCAACGCGGATGTTTGTGCTCATGCCGTGCCTCAGTCGTCAACGGCCAAGGTGATCGTGTAGGTCTTGGATTGGCCTGCAGCCATCGTCACGCTGGGTGTTTCCACCAGCAGGCTGTGCAGATAGGTGGCAGTGCCGATGCGGATGCACACCGTGTCGTAGGTGAAGCCGACGCCAGTGGCGGTGAAGGTGGCATTGATGGCCGGCAGCTCGTAGCGAGCGTTGCCGGAGGCATAGGCACCGGTGCCAATGGTGCCGGTCACATCGGCATAGCCACCGCCAGAAACCTTGACCCCAAGCCACGTGGCGGCTGTTGATTCAGCCGTCAAGGTGCCGCTGTTGACCGCCAAGAAAACGGTGTAGGTCTGGCCTTCAAACGCTGCTGCTGCTTGGCGCTGCAGCTCTTTGGTGCTGATCGTGGTGGTCAGTGCCATCAGGCCAGAGTCAGAACGCCGGTGGTCGGATCGAAGTCAACGGCGAAGGATTCACCGGACGCCAAGGTGATGCTGCTGCCGTAGTCCCACCAGCCGATCAGCTCTTTGTTGGTTGCGGTGTCGTTGTAGAGCGCGGCGTAGCGGAACGGGCCGATGCTGCCGCCGCTAGCGGTCCAGGTGGCTGGGTCACCCAACACCAGCTTGTAGGTGCCGGAGGTCTGCGCCGAGCTGGTCACCGAGGCGGTGTTGCCTCCAGCGGTGTAACCGTTGCCAGCGCTGATCTCCGTCAGATCTGCCTTGACGCTATTGGTCGCAACCGGGGCTGTGTTGGTCAGCATCACCTTGAGGGTGTCGCTGCCAAGGTTGTGAACCTTCTCAGCCAGCGCCTCCACAAAGCTGTTGAACTTATTGAACGCAGCCATGAACGCAGGGCTTTGGGTCTAGCTTGCCCCGCTTATGGATTGGGGAACTCGGCAGTTGGAGCCGTGAAGTTGCCGGTGTACTGTGCAACCTTGCTGATTCTCATTTCGTCGATATAGCCATACCAGAAGTTGCTAGGAGATCCGGCGTAGCCAGATGCAACGAGCATGTTTGCTGTTGAGTCGTAGATTGATGCGCTTCCAATGTTGTGGGTGCTGCCCACTTGGGTGCCATCCACATACATGGTGAGGTTTGCTCCAGAGCGAACCACGGCAACATGGAACCACGTATTGGTTGTCAGAGTAGTGTTTGATGTGAAAGTGGTCCGGTTGGTTCCGTCCGAGCTGTAGCTAAAACCAAGGTTGGTTGGGCTGCCAACGTTGTACCACAGAGCCCATGCAAAATTTGATGTGCTGCCTGTGGCTTGGCTTGCAATCATCTTGAACGTGCCGCCAATGGTTTGAGCAACGCGAAGCCAGCACTCAATCGTAAAATCACCAGCGCCAAAAGCCAGTTCTGACGCATCGGCAATCGTCAGATACGGAGCGTTGACAAAGTATCCAGAAGCTCCGCCAAATTTCGATAACGAAGTTGTGATGTAGGCAGACGGCGATCCTGCTGGAGTGATAGCCCGTGCGTAACTACTGCTGTCAGTAAACGTTGTGCTGTTGTTGCTGCCATTCATGTGAAGCAGCAGGACAACAGGAACGGTCTTGTTGAGCTGAGCATCCTTGCCGCTGACTGCAAAGCTGCTCGCGTTACTGCCGAGCCGGTAGCCGCGGATGCCATTAGCTGCCTGACCGCTCAAGCTGTACGCACCAACTGCAGCAGTCAACGTGGTTGCACCGCTAGATGTAGCGTTCTGACCAGTCAGCGTGAAGCTGCCAGCCTGGGCAGTCAGTGGAGCTACAACACGCTTGAGTGATGCGGCTTGACCGCTGAGCGCAAAGGTGCCGGCGTTGGTGCCTATGCCATAGCTGCGCACGCTGCCAGCGCTGTAGCCGGTGCGAACAAAGCTGCCTGCAGCAGCCTGAACACGGCGGGCATAGGTGCGGTTAGTGGCTTGACCGCTCACAGCAAACGCAGCAGCTGCAGCGACCAAACGTGTTGCCGCTTGCACCTTGACCTTGGTCACAAGCACTGCCGTGCCAGCAGGCAGCGTTAGTGCGTAGTCCCGATCCAGCACCGACACGATGCTGCGAGTACCCGCCACCACTGGCAGCGTCTCAATCACGACCGGCACGCCACTGCTGGGAGCAATGCTCTGCGCGTAGACCGGTGCTTGCCCTGTGGGCAGGCTGTTGAAGATTGAACCAGGCGCAGTGGGGTTGAACCCGCCTGGTGTCGTTGTGCTGTTGGCCGGTGCAGCGCTGTTGGTGCTCACGGTCGGATTGCTCGGCAGCGTCGTGATGCCTGGTGCCACCGGAAACCAGCGGGTGCCTGTGCCGCTGATGCCGCTCACAAACAGCGCGTCCATGGCACAGAGCACCCCGTCGCTGTTGAACGACCAGCTCATGCCGTTGCTCTTGTAGCTCGCAGTCAACCCACCGGCCTGCAGGTAGATGCTGGAGAGCGGATACAGCGGCATCCCAGTCGCTGCCAGCTGCAATGACACACCAGCACGGTTGCCCCGCAGCAGTGCGTTGGTGGTGCGGGCATACCGCATCGCCATGGATCCAGCATTGCTGCCCTTGAACTCGTAGCCATTGCTGGCGGTCCAAGTCACCGCGTCATCAGAGGCCAGTGGCATCGGCACCTCTGTCTTGGGCGAGGTTTCAACAGTGCTGTTCTCTTGCTGCAAGTCCACCTGCTGCTCACCTTTGTCGTTGCCACCACCGACCGGCAAATCCTTGTCCTTTGCATCGGCCTGCAGTTGCTCCTTGCTGGGGCGCTGCTGCACGCCAAAGGTGCGGTCCCGCTGGATGCTCACCTCGGTGTGGCTAAACACCAGCTGCTGCGCTTGCGCTAGCAGTGCGTCGAGCTGATTGTCCGTGGTGACGTTGGTGCCTTTTTCCGCGATGTACTGCTGACCATCCAGCGTGATTGCATAGGCCAAGTAGCGATCCACTCGCGTCTTGGTCTGGCCGGTCGGTTGATTGGTGTCGTAGTAGGTGATCGTGCGCTCTGAGATGTACGGCGCAGTCGGCAGGGTGCTCAGGTCGTACTCGCTGAAGTCGTACCCGCTGACGTTCATCTTGGCCAGCAGACTGCACAGCGGTTCGTAGCGCGTGACCGTTGATTTGATCTGCCGTTTTTCCACCTGCTTCGGCTTATTGGCGTCCTCATCAGCCACGCGCTCTGTGCCTGCTGGATCAGGACAAAGCTTGTCGGGAGGCAGAGCCTGCGGTTCGTTGGTGGCTTCCTCTTTGACCACCTCGTACTCAAAGGTCTCCTCAGTGGTGAACTCCAGTTCACTCTGGGCGGCCTGACGCAGCAACGTGTCGTTGGCTCCGGTCTGCGCACCGCCGATTTCACCGGCTTCGTACTTGGCGTTGATCACCGCCTGCAGGATCGTGCCCACCTCGCTGGCAACAATCCGCTTCTCCACCGAGCGCCGCAGCGTGGCGTAATTGCTGTCGTCGTACTTGGTGGTGGTGGTCGTGGTGGGGTTGTGGCTGAAGGTGGCGCTGTAGACCGTTGCGCCCTCGCCGTCTTCCACCGTGAAGGTGTACTCCTGGTTGTAGGTGACACTGATGTCTTCCTCCCAGTTGCGCTGACGCTCAGCCTCAGCCAAGGCGTCCAGTTCTTGCTGGGCTGCAGCCTTTTCCTCAGGCGTCGAAGTCGGGTCGTCTACTACCTCTTGGGCTGCATCCTTTGCGTCCAGCTCTTGCTGCGCTTCGTCTGCAGCGGTGTCTTTGAGCCGCTTGTAGTTGAAGGTGACGCTGACGGTTTGGCCAGGCAGGATGCCCTGGTTGATGCCGCTCAGGTCGATCAGCTCATTGGTGGTGATCAGCGGGCCGCTGCCGTAGCCGTCAATGGTGACAATCTGCAGCGTCTCGTTTTCGGTCAGATACCCAAACAGCGACTCGCTGCTCAGCAGCTGATCAATCACCGACACGTAGCCGGCACTGAGGTCAAAGTCGTCCTGGTAGACGTTGGTGAGCAACTGGCCTGTGCTGCTAATCCCCAGCGCCATGCAGCATTTGCTCAGCACCGAGCTGGCATAGATGCCCATCGGTGCACGGCCCATCACCTTGGCCGGTGCTAGGGCGTATTCCTCACGCACCGTCAGCTTGCTGGCAGCATCCGGCGTGGAGAAGTTGAACGGCTTGGCCCCTGCCTTGGGCAAATAGCAAGCGTTGGGAGTGTCGTAGTCGTAGTCGCTGGTGGGGTAGTTGGCTGGATCAGGGCCGTTGGTTCCATCAGGCTCTTCCTCCTGCGCCTTCTTGCCACGCAGATTGGCCAGATACACCAACTTGTCGCCCAGCTGCACCGTCGTGGTGCCGCGAAAGGGGTCAGCAAAGCTGCTCAGTACCCGCAACGTGCGCGGGATCCGGGCAATGGTGCTGCCGCGTACCCAGCCAAAGTTGACGGTGCTGCCCACAGCTGGTGTGCTCAGCCCATTGAGCACCACCTGTCCCCGGCAGGTGATCAGTCCCTGGCCGGCACTCAGGGCTTCATCAGCAAGGCTGCCTTGGATGACGGTGCCGAGGTTGCAGAAAACCTTGGCGCGAACATCAACCGTCATTGAGCAACTCCAACGCTGAGCGACACGGTGTACGTGATGACCTTCAAGCCGTTCACTACGTCATTTGTGGCTGTAGCCGTTGGAGCACTGACGGGGAAGTAAGCACCTGCTGCTGGTGTGGTGCCGACTGTGGTTTCAAACCAACTCTGCAGCGCCGTCCAGCCACTGGCATTCGTCTCGCCTTCCAGCGCATATACCTTGGTTGCCGTCAATGGCCCGGTGATGTAGCTGGTGCCTGCAGCGGTGAGCTGCATTTGCGGCACGTCTTGGTAGGTCACGGGCGGGCGCAACAGGGTTAGCGTGCAGCTGCCAAGGGTGAACGTCCCAAGTGCGGGACGGTCCTCGGCACTCTTGGCCTTTTCCTTCTGCCGTAGTGCAACCTGCAGCGCTTGTGCTGCATCCACTAGCTCCACGCTGGCCTGGATGTAGCGACCGGCTTGCTCACCGCTCGGTGCACTGGTGAACCAACAGCCGACGCCACTCCAGCTGAGGCCATTGGCACTGGCGGTCAGGCTGACGGTGGTGCCAACACTGTTGGCGGCCACGCTGTCGGCATCTTGGATGCGGGCATCACGCCAGGTGTTGTAAACACTGATGAGCGACTGCCACTCGCTGCTTGTCAGCAAGCCGCTGACGCGCCACGAACGAGCGGTGAGGCCATCGCTGGTGCCGGTCTCTTGGTAGCCGTAGGGCTGGGCCAAGAGTTTGCTGGTGGTGAAGGCTCCGATGGTGACGCTCATGGCTAACCGAGATTGACGGCGTAGTCGCCCGAGTTGGCATTCACGTCAACTTTCACGTTCCAATCCTTTTCGGCCAGTGTCGTTGTTGCTTTTTCAAGTGCTTCGTTGGCGCTTACAAGGTCAATCTGACTTCTCAGAAGCGCGTCATCTGCCTTTAACACCGCACGAGCTTGTGACGCCGCACTTATTAGCTGACTGTCATTCAGCTTTCCAACCTTGCCTGAATCAAAAAAACCTGCACGCACTGCTTGGTTAAGATCTGCGCGGGCTGCGTTCAGCAAAGCGTCTTGGCGAGAGTTTGTTAGCAAGTCAAATGCGCCTTCTTGCGCAGATCGTAATGCTTGTTGTGACTGGGCCAGCGCGTCAGATGCCTGTCTGACCTTGTTGAATCCTTCTGCTACTTTCGCTGAAGCTTCTTCCTGCGCTTGACGCGCTTTGTTCAACATCTCCTCTGCTTGAGCTCCTGAATCTGTGTTCGGTTTTTGGGGATCCATATTTGCAGCCTTATCAAGCAAGCCTTGGACCTTGGATCTTGGATCAAAAGCGCCAAGAGAAAGCTCCTCTTTTAAGTTCGTTTCATTTGCAGCCGGCAGGCTTGGTTTAGGCTTGGCCGTTGACTGGGATGCGCCGCTTCCCTCAGTTGCTTGATTGATCTTTGCGAGATCGCTTTTTAGCAGGTCTTGAAGAATTGATTCTTTTACGCCAGTAGCACTGCCCTTGTATGTCTTGCCATTGTAATTCACGCTTACGGGTCCAAAGAAGCCACTGCCTTGGCCAGGAAAAAGTTGACTGGCGACTGCATCGGTAGCCTGCCTTTCACGTGCAAGCACTTTGTCTGGAGCCAGTGCTGCAACCTGATTGAGCTTTGACAAGACATTGTTTATATCCTTAATAAAACCAGCAAACAAAGGAGACAGGATCGTATCCAAAGTTGTCGCTAAGTTCGAGAATCCATTGCCAATCTGCTGAAGCCCGCCAGTAATTGTTGCAGCGTTCGTTTCTGATGCTGTAGCAGCGGCGCCAGCAGCATTGGCCTGCTTTTCAAGAAGTTCGTTGTATTTGACAAGCTGGTCATTCAGCAAGGGCTGAACAGCAGCCTGCGCTTCTACGCTGCCAAGCAGAATGGCGATCTTGTCGGCCGCGCCACCGGTCTTTTGCTGCACTTCTGTCAGCACACCGCCAAGACCCTTGGCTTGTAGCGCACCAACGTTGAACTGAATGCCTAGTGACTCAGCAAGCTCCTTGGCTTGTTCCGATGGCTTAATGATGCTAGACAGCGCTTGACGCAAGCCAGTGAAGGTCTGCGCTACCGGCACACCACGCAGCGTGGCTGTTGCAATGGCAGCATTCAGTTCCTTGATACCAACTCCAGACGCTGCTGCAATGGAGGCAATGTTACCGATCTCAGCCGCATACTGGCGCACGGTGATCACGCCATCGGCTTGTGTCTGCACAAAGCCGTCAACGATATTAGTTGCCTCAGATGCCGACAAACCGTAAGCATTCAAAACACCAGTCAGTGCCGATGCAACATCGTTGACCTCAGCAAAGCCACCTTTGGCACCAAGGGCCGAAGCACGCAAGATCTGCGTGGCATCTGCAGCACTAGAAAAGCCGGAACTAGCAACGTCGTAAGCAGCCTTGGTCAGATCTAAAGTGCTGATGTTGTTGTCAAGCTCAACCGACAACGCTCTAAGCCTTGTACCAAGCTCCTGAGAATCAACACCAAGCGTCATTACAGCGGCAGAGGCTGCATCCAACTGGCTGACTTGATTGCCGACATAGGCGGCAATACCAGCTGCAGATGTGGCAACCCCAAGTGTTCCAAGCGCATTGCGCAACGAACCGCCCACCTGTTGAACAGTGGATTGCGCACGCTGCAACCCTGCGTTGAACTGGCTGTCATCAACACTGAGCGTGAGTACAGCACTGCCCAGCTGATCTGCCACAACGCCACTTCATGTGCTCTTAAGTTGCCGCTGATCGCGGGAACCTAGGCCATGACTAGCGCTCTTGCTGCACTGGCCAACGCCACTGCAATCTTCACCGTCCCGACTGTTGGCACCGTGACTGATGCGGTTACCGGCAACGTCGTACCCGCCAGCGAAACAGTCACCGTCAGCTTGTACCTGCGCCAAGGCAGCACTAGAGGCTCAGACTTCCCTGGTGTCGATACCGAAGTGGAGACCTACGAGGGCTATGCGGTCAACCCACAAGCACTGGATGCCCGGATCAAGCCGGGTGTGGTCGGCACGCTCAACTTTGCCGGTCAAGGCAGCATCGACTGCGAGGTGATCAATAGTCGCTATCCCTATGGCACCACCGGCCTGATCGGCAGCACCGTGCAGCAGGTGATCGGTGACAAGATCCGCCTGGCCCGCTACGTACAGGGCTGATGCCAGTACAGGTCAAGGCCAACTTCAAACTCACTGGCTGGAATGCCAATCAGCTGAAGCTCAGAGTGCCGCAGATCCTGACCAGCTACGGCAAGGTCTTAGGTGATCAACTGAAGGAAGAAATCAAGACCCCACAGTTCGGCTGGCCGCGCAGCACCAAGCGCCGCAACGGTCAAACCGTCAGCAGCCCCAGAGACATCGTGGACCTTGGCGGTCTGCTCCGCTCGCAACGTCGTGATCGCCCCAGTGCTACGCAGCTGCGGTTCACATGGGAACCCAAGAGCAAAGACGGCTTCATGTATGCCGGTCTGATCCTGACCGGTTACACCACCAGCAAGGGCACACTGGTGCCAGGCCGCAACTGGATTCGCCCAGCACTTGAGAAGCAACCGCTAGATCGCTTCTTTGCTGAGCAGTGGCGCCGCCTTGATGGTCTCGGCGGCTTATAGACACAAAAAAGCGGCCATCTCCAGCTGGCCGCTCTGTGTTCGTCCGACAGCCTAGTTTGCTCAGGCGTTGGTCTCAGCGCTCCAGCTATAGGCGCCGTAACCAGACAGGGTGAAGCTCACCGTGGCCACGTTGCCTGCAGCAATCGACTCGGAGAAGTCAGTCACGAACGCAACGCCGGAGTGATGCTCGGGGCTACCGGTGCTGCTCATTTCAGGCGATTCCCGGTACCACTCAACCGTGGTGCCACCAGCAGCATTCAGTGCTGCGTTCTTGAGGATCGCGTATCCAGCGTCGTTCAAGTTCAAGTTCATCTCGCAAGGGATGGTGTACGCCTGCGTAGTCACCAGCGATGCGGTGAAGCCAAGGGTGGAGCCGTAGTCCTGCACTTCCTGCGTCTGGCTGCTGCCCTGGATGCCAGCGTTAGTCAGCGACAGCACCTCAGTCATGCCGGTGCTGGCAGTTGGGTTAGTGCTAGCGGTGGTGCCGGCTTTCACCCA